CAACTGAATCTAGGTGATGTACCACCTTGACCATTATTTATAAGAGCAGAGTTATATTCTGATGCAGAATAAAAAGCATATTTGTCTACTTGATCTTCAGAAACAAAATCACCAAAACCTGCCCTTGTTTCTGTAATAATGTCATATAAAACCCATGCTGGATCATTACAATATTCTTTTGTTGGTTTTAAATTTCCATTAAAAGAACCACTAAAAGACAAACTGCCATCAGATCTTACAGTTGCGTTGTGAGGTATTTTAACTAATCTTCCACGAACTCTATAAGTACGTCTTGGAATAGATCTAAATATTTCGGAGTCAAATCTTAATGCGCTTACAGCAGTATTTTCGAATGCACTAGGATCAAAAACTAACTCAGTTATTGATGTAAGTTCAAATGCATTTTGTAATAAATTATCTGTACTATCTGCCGTTACTCTTGTTACAGTTACAGTAAGAGGAAAATCAGAACTTTGTATATCATCAGGTAAAAATAATATATGATCTTTAAAATACGGTGATGTGCTTTTTCCAGTTATAGTGCCTCCTCCAGTATGTATTTCACGATCTAATCCTGTTAAATTAGAACTTGTATTAATTTTTTTTAGTAATGTATTAGCTTGATTTTTTACTTCAATTGTATATTGAACTGTTGTACCAGAAATATTTCCATCATCTTCAATCTTTTGTAATCTAGGAAAACCTATCGTTACTCTAATTCCTTCAGTTGATGTATCTGTAATAGTTATTACCTGTGGACTTGCTACTGTTACAGTTACACCAACAGTTCTATCTCTTTCAGTTTCCTTTAATCCTGGGATTTTTGTTTGATCAGATGTTCCAAAACGTGGAATAAATCTTGGTCTGTTTGAATCAGCAGTACCAAAATTAAAATCAGAATCATCAGGATTTGTATCAGGTGCTGATTGTTTTAATACTTGTGTATTATTTAAAAATACATCTTTTAGACTAGTAGTGTTGTAATTATTTGTTCCTTGTGTATGACCAGCAGCTATAGCAGATGGGAAACCTGCAATCACTCCTTCTGCAATAACATCTACTAAAGTGACAAACTGACGAGATCCAATCTCGCCTTCTTTCATCTCATTGTCGTAATATCTTACATTCAGCTGACCTTCAACATCATTTTTCTTAAAACTAAGACTATTTGCGTCAGTAATATCACTTGGAATAGTCATAATTAATCCTTAAATACAGGAGCAGTGTCAGTACCAGATGACACCACTATGGAACCAGTGAATACCTCTCCATATATTAATGGTATGCAAACACCACTACGAGATACGTTTTGAATGCCACTAAATGAATAGTTTACTCTTGCATCTGTTTCGCTTAATCCACTATTTACATCACCTACATTAGGTTGTTGCTGCGGAAAAAGCATATTAGTAACACCACTGATAGCCATTGATGTACCAATAGCTGTTAATACACTACCAATAGCAGCAAATATTGCACCACCAACAGCAGTTGCAGCAGCACCTGCACTAAAGAATGCAGCAGCAACCCAAAACCATGCACCAGATACCACAGGAATAATTCTAATTTCACCCTCACTATTTACTAACAAATCTTCTTCTGTTTTTACAACATCATTATTGATTGTTATACGATACATATTTTCTTGTAGATGTTTATTTATACCAGGGTGATTACATACAAGATATTTATAAACGTCTTTCATATTTTTTACATCTGCATAATTAACGTGCCATCCTACTAATTCTGCTAATCTTCCATATACTTTTATTTTGCGTAAACCTTCTTCATCTTTTGTTCTTTCCCTATCTATAAATTTATCTCTTGTAAGCATTGGCTTATGTAATTTTGGTTTTAGTTCTATACATTCATCATCTAAAGGATTAAATATAAACCAAGATAATC